CAACTTTAGTTTCTTTAACAGGTGTATCATCAACAGCTTCTGTTGGAAGTGTAGATGCTTTTCCTGAACAAGGTTGGGGTTCTGATACTTGGGGTTTTGAAAACTGGGGAGAAAGTAGTTTAGATGTTTCAATTAGCAGTGCTGGTGTTGGAACAACTGCAATTGGTTCAGTTACTATAACTGCAGAAATAAATACTGGATGGAACAGAGCCGCTTGGGGAGATGATGCATGGGGCATTCAAGGTGATATATTATTAGAAGGTCAATCTGCAACTGCAAGTGTTGGATCATTAATAGTTGGAGACATACTTGGACTTACAGGTGTTTCCGCAACAGTAAGTATTGGATCGCCTTCAATAATTGGAGATATAACTCAAGCATTAACAGGTGTATCTGCAACAGCAAGTGTTGGATCAATTACTCCTGCACAAGTAATGGGATTAACAGGTGTATCTGCAACAGCTTCTGTTGGATCAATTAGTCCTGCAGATGTAATAGGAGTCACAGGAGTTTCAGCAACAACAACCTTAAATGCTTCTGGAGTAAACATAACATCAAATCCTACAGTTCTACCGACAGGACTTTCTGCAACAATAAGTGTTGGAACTATTAGTCCTGCAGATGTTATAGGATTGACAGGAGTTTCATCAACTGCTAGTGTAGGAACAATTAGTCCTACAGATGTAATGGGATTAACAGGAGTTGAAGCAACCGCTTCAGTAGCTGCATTTGGAACTTCTTCAGGTTTTGGAATTCAAGCATATCAAGCTATTGACACCGGTTCTAATACAACATATAGTGACGTCGCATAGGAGAAAACAATTATGGCATCAACATACACACCACTAGGTATAGAACTTCAAGCAACCGGTGAAAATGCCGGTACATGGGGAACAAAAACTAACACCAACTTAAATATAATCGAACAAATTTCAGGTGGTTTTTCTGCACAATCTATAGCAGGTGGTGCGCAAACTACAGCTCTTTCAGTTTCTGATGGATCAACTGGAGCAGTTATGTCTCACAGAATGATTGAGTTTACTGGTTCTATTACTGGAAATCAAATTGTAACAATTCCTTTAGATGCACAAACATTTTATTTTTTAAGAAATTCAACATCAGGTGCTTACACAGTACAATTTAAATACGCTTCTGGTTCAGGAGACACTTTTACTTTTGCTACGACAGATAAAGGTGACCAGCTTGTATTTGCTACAGGTAATGATGGAACTAACCCAGATGTTTATACTTTAAATTTTGGTGATGTAACTCTTACTGGAACTCAAACTTTAACAAATAAAACTTTAACTAGTCCTAAAATTGGTACTTCTATTTTAGATACTAATGGAAACGAATTAGCTTTACTTACAGCTACTGGTTCTGCAGTAAATGAATTTACAATCGCTAATGCTGCAACAGGGAATGATCCAACTTTATCTGCAACAGGTGGTGATTCAAATATTGACATAGCTATCAAACCAAAAGGAACTGGAGAAACAGTTTTTGGAACAGGGGCTGCCGCTGCAACACTTACAACTAGTGGTGCATTTGATTTAGTTTTAGATACAAATTCAGGAACGAACTCGGGTACAATTACTATTACAGATGCCGCTGATGGAGATATTACTATTGCTCCTAACGGAACTGGACAAGCTAAAGCAGTAGATGCTGCTGATGCTACAGGTGCAATTAAAATTGCTGGAAAAGAAACTATATGGATACCAGCTGTTGCTATGTATCCAAATACTACATCCGGTGCAGAAGCTGCACAAGTAGAATTATCTAATGGTCCAGAAATAAAAGTTTTAGATTTTGATAAATCTTCTGATGAGTTTGCACAGTTTGCTGTTGCATTTCCTAAATCATGGAATGCAGGAACAGTAACTTTCCAAGCTTTCTTTACAGCAACATCAACAAATACGGGAACTACTGCATGGGGATTATCTGCTGTAGCGTTAGCTGATAGTGGAGATTTAAATACAGCTTTTGGAACACAAATTGTTGCAACAGCAAAAGCACACAGTGGAACATCAAACGATTTAGATGTTGCAGCAGAAAGTGGAGCAGTCACAATAGCAGGATCACCAAGCGCAAATGAATATGTTTTCTTTCAAATATCAAGAGATGTTTCAGCGGATGATTTAGATGCTGATGCAAGATTACTTGGAATCAAACTATTCTTTACTACGAGTGCTGCTAACGACGCATAAGGAATAGAATATGAGAGACCTTAAAAATAAACTTACACCAGGTAAGAACACTAAAAATATCCAAAATAAAAAAGCTAAATCTTTTGGTTATCAGATCTTAGGATTTGGTTCTGGTGGTGGCGGCCCTGCATTTGTGGTTGCTACAGGTGGAACTATTACAGAATCTGGAGATTTTAAAATACATACATTTACAAGTCCAGGGACTTTTGAAGTTACTTGCGCAGGATCCTCAGCAGGATCTGAAACAGTTGATTACATGGTCGTTGCAGGTGGTGGTGGCGGTGCTTCTGGTTCTAACAACGAAGGTGGTGGCGGAGGTGGAGCAGGTGGTTTTAGAGAATCATCTGGAGCTGCTTCTGGTTGTTACACAGCTAGTCCATTAGGCGCTTGTGTTGCAGCTTTACCTGTTACTGCACAAAGTTATCCAATTACAGTTGGTGCAGGTGGTTCAGGTGCTCCAGGATCTAGTAATCCTAACGAAACAGGTAGCGTTGGATCAAATTCAGTTTTTTCAAGTATCACATCTGCCGGTGGCGGAGGTGGTGGCGGTGCTGAGCCTCCAGGTTATGGTGGAACACCCGCAACAGCAGGTGGTTCAGGTGGTGGTGGCGGAACCTATAGTAAACCGGGAGCAGCAGGAAACACTCCTCCTGTAAGTCCCCCTCAAGGAAATCCTGGAGGAACCGGAGGCGGCGGTGGTGGTGCATACGCAGGCGGCGGTGGCGGTGGCGCAACTGATGCAGGATCATCTGGAAGTCCAGGATCTGCAGGACCAGGCGGTGACGGAGCAACTTCTTCAATTAACGGAACACCAACAGTAAGAGGCGGTGGTGGCGGTGGTGGTTTCGATGGCGGTGGCGGAGGATCTCCGGGACCAGGTGGTGGCGGTTCAGGTGGAAATTCAAGTGGAGGAAATGGAACTGCAAACACTGGAGGCGGCGGTGGAGCTGCTGGCGGACCTACTGGTAACCCAGGTGGAAATGGTGGTTCAGGTATAGTTATTATAAGGTATAAATTTCAATAGGTAAATTATGGCACATTTTGCAAAAATATCAGAAGAGAACGAAGTCCTACAAGTTTTAAGTATGGAAGATGTTCATACATCAGATTCTGAAGGAGTTGAAACAGAATCAATAGGTCAACAATATTTAGAAACACATAATAATTGGCCTGCACATTTATGGATTCAAACTTCTTATAACACATATCGTAATCAACATATTTTAGGTGGAACACCTTTTAGAGGTAATTATGCAAGTGTTGGTTATGAATGGGATCAAGCTAACAATATTTTTTGGCCTCAAAAGCCTTACGCTTCTTGGGTAAAAAATACTACAACTGCAAGTTGGGATTCACCAATAGGTGCTGCTCCTGAATTAACAGAAGAAGAAGCAACAGCAAACAAACGTTATTATTGGAACGAAGCTAATCAGTCTTGGGATTTGACAGATCCAGTAGCATAATATATATTTCCATTTAGAAATGGAAAAGAAAGTATTAACAGAACAAGCACTATATTCTGGAGATGTTTCGATGCCGAAAGGTTTTGAAATTAATTCTGATAAATTTAAAGCTGATATTTTACAAGCAAAACTTGAAAACAATAATTTTAAATTTTCAAAAAATTGGGACAAGTTAAATACATTTATTAAAGATTACATCAATCTTAAATACAAGATTAGTTTAGTTAATAAATCGACATTTGGAAATTTTTATAAACCTTTTACACTTACTGAACCTTCATTACAGGTTGATCCAGTAGATCTTAGAAAATCCCCTGACTTTGTATTATTGTATGGTGTGCAAGTAAAAGATTGTTTTATTAAAATTTATTATGACGATAATAGACGTAAAGGAAGAAGCTGGGACGTAGAACTTAAAAACAATATGTTTGTTATGTTTCCATCTACTAACATGTATATCATTGGTAATAACGATAGTAAGGATTTAAATTTTATTCAAACAATAACGTATGAATATATCTAATTACTATTGGTATTTTCCATCTGCACTTACACCTAGATTTTGCGATGATGTTATAGCTTATGCAAATGCACAAAAAGAATCTATGGCTAGAACTGGTGGGTATGAGAATCAAAAATTAAATAAAGACCAAGTTAAAAACATGCAGAGAAAAAGAAAGTCAGATTTAGTTTGGTTAAATGATACTTGGATATATAAAGAATTACACCCGTATGTTCACGAAGCAAATAAAAATGCTGGTTGG